AACGGACATCCACCACGGTGACATCTGTCGGGCAGCAGTTGCATTCAGTAGCTGGGAAAAAGGATCAAACTCAGGGACCGCGTGTTATCTACAAGCGGTTCAGAAAATTAGTTCGGGTGGGTATACCGGTTTTGAGAAAGTGGACAAGGAAGAGGAAGAGGATCTTCCTTTTTGAGTTGTAAACATTAATAGGAGGTTCACATGAGATGGCAGAAAACGCCACTAGGCGAAGTAATTTTGGCTGGAGTAGATCATATTTGTTTTCGGTATTTTCACGAACTGGAAGATCCCAAAATCCGTGAAGAATTTTTTATGCAAGAAATCGACGGAGCATCGTCGGGTGATGCCAAGTCAAAAAAGTGGGTCAAAAATTTGGGCATCCCAAAAGAACGATGGAAAAATGCTTTGATAAATGACGCACCGAAAGCGGAAAAAATACAGATGGATTTAACCTTTTGGATATTTGCGAATGGCCCCGCGCATTATTTAAAAAGACCAGAAATGGCCCAAGCGCGGCGCAATATTGTTTCGTTCCTGTTACTTAAGTTTCCCGTAGAGGATTTTGATTTTGGAAAATTTTACGAGCGCGACACGGGCAATAAATACAATGCTGCTGAGTTGTAGACGTTAATGAACAAACCATCACCACTACTGGTTGCGCCATCACGCATCCAAGACGTAGTCGGCATCTCTAAGACCACGGCCTATCGGCTTCTAAAATCTGACCCTGACTTTCCTCAACTGGTGCGGGTCGGTGAGAGATCCAGTTACTGGAGATTAACGGACCTGCAAACGTGGGTCCGTGACCTAGAAGGGGCACCGAAGAGGGCACCGAGGCGTCCCCACGACGCTAAGTAGTTGATTTTTATAGGGGGTGAAGCATATTACGAATGCGCTGCTCTACCAACTGAGCTACACCGGCTGACAACTAGAATAATAGTCTTTTTCGCGTTAAACTTAGCACTCTTTAGGCTAGGAATATTCAATAAACCGCGCATTGGCAACTGTCAACTGAGTGTCACTCAGACCCACACAGTGTCAACTAGTGCGCTCCATTTATCATTTTAAAAGGGGCACCGAGATGGGCACCGAAATAAAATTCTCTGAGATTGAAATACGCGAACAAAGGTATGAGCTGTATTTAAACGAGCCCGGATTATACGCTCGCGTAAATTCCTCTGGCAGCATATCTATTTACTATAAATATTCGGTTGACGGGACGCGGTCCAAACTTCCTTTAGGGAAGTACCCTAATCTTAGTCAAGCGGAGATATTAAAGGAGTATCGCAAGGCACGGGGGGATGTAGCAAAGGGATTGGACCCGCTTTACGAGAAGGAGAAAAGAAAAGAAGAAATAAGGCAAGAGCGCCTTGCGAGAAAGAATCAGGTTACCGTGGCAACTGCGGCAGAACAGTGGCTACGGGATCGCAGACACAGCATTGCGCATAGAACTCTTTCTGGTTACCGATCGTCAATAAAATGCCATGTTTCTCAGTCAGCTATTTGGAAAATGCCGATTAAGGATGTGACCTATCACGATCTCGTAAAAATTATCGAAAAGATCCACGACAATAAGACTCCTGCCGCTGCCGGGAATGTCAAACGGGCGATTTCTAACTTGTTTAACTGGTCCGTTAAAGCGGGTTACCTGCAATATTCTGTAGCAGCCCATCTTTCCCCCATTTCGTCGGATGATCCCGACCATAACGAAGTGCCCGATCGTGACCGCGTTTTGACGGACAAGGAGATTAGAGATCTTTGGTACGAGATGGTTGATGAACCCTTTGGCGCACCTGCAAAGATGGTGTTACTGACAGGTTGCAGACGGCCAGAGATTATCGGGATGCATAGTAGTGAGATAGACGGCGATTGGTGGACCGTTCCTAAAAAAAGGATAAAGACACGCAGGAAAAAAAAGCAAGACTTTCGGGTGTATCTTGGGCCGCTTGCAAAATCCTTACTAAAAAGAGAACAAGGGTTTATGTTTCCAAGCACTCGTATTTCTGGAGTGCATATGGATGAAAAGAGGATGACCGACGAGTTTGGTCGTGCTAGGGCGGCTTTGGGTATGCCAGGTGGTGATGAGCCAGACGGCGTCTGGCTGTATGACTGTCGCCGCACACTGCGTACCCGAATCGAGGAGCAATTTGCAGAGACCATGCCGTATGTCGGCGGTCTGCTGCTAAATCACAACCGAGGCAAGATTGATGGGATTTACAACCGCTACGCTTACGATAGTCAAAAGAAGAAAGCGATACTGTGGTGGGATGGGGAGCTAACGAGAATCTTGGGGTTGGGCAAGGTGTTTAAGCTCGCCGTCTAAAATAGTGGTCACGTTAACTACGCAACCGGCTGGAAAAGCGGTAATACCGTAGGGAATGGGTTTGTCCTGATCCTTCGCCTCTCCAGTGAAATCATCGGGGTCCAGACAGTTAGCAATTTTGATGGTGTCCTGATTTCGGGATACTAGCCAGCCCACGGAGTAGAGTGTCGGACAGGTAGCCTCTGACGCTTTCTCCCAGCCACTGTACGCGATTATGTCGCGCCACTCCACGACAACTAGGGTCACGCCTTTGGATGCTCTGCGGGCTCAATGAAGTCTTTGTGGACGAGATGCCACAGGTCTGGATTGTCAGAACACAAACCTGTTTCAATTGCGAATTCTGCTAACGCCTTGGCGCGTTCCCGTTTACTTTTGCCGTTCAAAATACGGTCCTGAAAATCGGGAATACGGAAAGGTGTTTGCATATTAGTTCCTACTGATACGGGACAATGAGTTGTCCTTAAATTTGGGTTTTCTTGAAATCTATCTGGCTTGAATAAATGTTTCATGGGGTTACCCCCTATTTCAAAACACCGTATTTATTCCCCAAGTGCATGGGCTCGAAGACAGCGGTGGTGCCGTCGATAACGATTCCACAGCCGAGGATCGGCTTTCGGGGATATTTGTGTCCGTAGCTCATAGCGGCGCTGGTGTAGTCCACACCGCACCCCGTTTGCAAACCGAAATACCGAAGATTGTTGTTAGCGCCGTACATCACCCCGGCAGCGGAGTGAGCATGGCCTTGCACGACAGATTGAAACTCTGACTCTGCGTTGGCGATCGCAGGGAATCTCCCTCCCCTGCCCTTGTCACCGTGCATATAGATGACAGTATCGATCACCTTTTGCCCGTACCTGGGAATAATCTCCCAATTAGGCACCGCCCACATCTCCTTATAGTCCTTCAAAACAGAGAAAGGTAAACCGGCATCGAACAGTTGACGCTCGGTAAGCGCATCGTGATTGCCGATAAGCCAAGTGGCCTCCGGAAAAGCAGCGTAGATTTTTTCTACTTGTTTCGCTGCTTTTTCGTATTCTGCCTCTGAGTTTTTAAGGCTGGGGGCTTTAGGGTGGTAACTGATGCTTGCCCAATCGACCATGTCGCCAATGTGGACAACTTTATCGACGGCCCAACTATCTGCAATTTTTTGGAGAAAAGGGACGTACCCTTTGTGCATCACTGGACAGTGCGTATCGCCAATCACCAGGACTCGGGCCATATAAAAATTCCCTTAAAGTTGTCAATGGTAATTATATCGCACCGTTTAAAAAAAGATTACTTTTCCCGCCGGTTCAATTTGAAAGGACTCGGCACCAGCCACCCAAAAATCAAGATGATCACACCGCATATACCTAGCCACTTAATTGATTCTTTCAGTGTCACAGCAGCAACCGCGTAACCGGAGTCTGCTTGAGCTGCCGACACCGAGCTTGAATCCTGAACCACTGCGGCCGTTATTCCGCCGATTGTGCTTGCGGCCACAACTGCCGGGACGGGTCCAGCGACTAGGCTGGCCGCTCCACCAGTTGCCAGTGCAGTTCCTGTGACCCAACCAGCTTCTTTGAGTGACGCGCACCCTGACATTGCGACTAGAAGAACGATCGTGATGAGGAGAGTAGTCAGGGTCCGGCGTCTTTGTTTAGTCAACTGCTCAATAAATTGATCAAGACCTTGCCAGAGATCAATCATCCGGTGGGCACTCGCAAAAGACCTGGTCCAACTCACGCCCGATTCGCTTGTTGGCCTCGCTCATCAGCTCGGGCAAAAAGAACCGAGTCACGGCATGAACCAGGCCGAGTAGACCGGCACCAATAAAAAGGCCAGCTATGAAGCTGGCGTGTTTGAGATGCGAGAGGTAACGGCCCCTGGCATGAGAATAATCAAATACCTTTTTCATAGAAGTTCCTTCACAATTTCTTTGCCCTCATAGTTCGGGCCGACTTTCACCTTTCTCTTTTCACAGGCATACCGCGTGGTGCCGGACGCATTCGATTTAAAGCCGTTTCGTCGGAGCGTCCGCTTGTAGGCCAAACAGTTCCCAATAGTTAATTTTTGCCAGGAGCCATCGGCACTCTCGGTGTGTCCTAGAAACTCAATCGGACTCCCATTGAGATACAGCACCAGCACAATCATTGTTACTGTTTCCATTAGTGGCTTCCACCATTCCCGTTTGCCTTGAGGTCGCTGAAAGCATCGCGCAAAGCCTCCAAACGGGCCTCGCTTGCCCGTACTCGGTCAAGCAAGAACTGAATCTTGAGGTCTTGTTGTTCATTCACGGACACTGCTTTTCCGAAATCCGCGAGGTCTGTTTCGAGCGCACTTACCGACTTGCTTACCATCTCTAAAAGCAAGAAAAGTTCCTGTGTGGCCGAAGTTGAAAGAAGACCTCGTTGGAGTTCGTCCGACCATTTCGTCACGGCCATGAGATCGCTGGAACTCAATTTATGGGCAGTCTCCAAGTCACCAATTCGGCCTTCCAGTTGCGTGTACCCGACCACCGCCCCGGCGGCCACGGACACGATGAAGGCCAAATTGCGAAGAGGCATTCCCACCCGCGTATTCGACGATAGGTTGAGGGACTCCTCCTCACTCACTTGTTTAACAACCGATGCTCAAGCGTATCGATGCGATCTAGGAGCCTCTGGATATGGGTGTCCAATTCCCCGCGACTAACCGTCTGTGTCGCCAAGTCGGTGACCCTGGCATGAAGTCGGTCGATCTGAGAAAAAATGCGCTTAACCAAAAAGCCGCCCAAAAAAAGAATCACGCCCATGAGCGCGTCCACCATGAGAGAAGGTTCCATTACATCTCGACCCCGTCGATGTTTTCATCTGGCAATTGATCAACCGGCAGCAAAATGAACGAAGTGCCAGACGCAAAGAAACAACTCTCTCCAGGTTTGGTGATGATGACGGTCCAACTGCCCAAACCTTTGTTTGCCGTCACAATCAGAGCGCCCGGACCCATCTTGCCAACAAACATTGGCTTCTCTTTGTAGGTTTCAAAAGCGATTTCGATTAGGTCTTCAGTCGCAGTCGGCGAGTTTGAACAGTGAAGCGGAAAAGTCCCATGCTGCAACTTGGTTTGCGCGTGAGCAGACATAAAAAAACCGGCCAACAGGCCGGTCAGTAGAAGTTTTTTCATGTTTAGGGCATTAGCTCCTCTGAAGTGGCGAAGATTGCATCTGGGGTTTCGCCCAAAATCTCATTTAGGATTGCAAACCGTTTAAGAGACATCTCTCCTTTTGCGGTATCTAGCTGAGAAATGGGTTTGATAAGTTCTCTCGCAAACTCTGGATCGTACAAAGCGCGTTCAAGAATGACCATCACATCTTCCTTGCTTCCGGCTGAAATTCTGTCTACTAATTTTTGGAGCCACCTTCGTCCGATACCCGCTGCCAGCAATCCCTTGCCTTGAACAGAGGGACCAGCGAATGTAGACGCTTTCACGCCTAAAATTACCCCTAACGTCCCAGCACTGCCTCTTATTCTCTGCAAAGTTTCGTCTTCAACCCCACGTAGACTCTGAGCAACGGAGCGTGATCTATCTTTGAACGATGCCCCTCTGACCACTTCCTTCAGCATTTTAGTAGCGTCATTGCCGTACACGGATCTAATCATGTGTTGATGTGTTTTGTTGTCCAAAAAGGCTCTCATTCTGTTGGGGGTAAGCACAAACTCCCCAACGTCTTGTTTTCCAAACCTGTCTGCCAAAACTTCAAACAAGGCAGCTTGGATTCCTTTTAAGGTGTTTCCACTAGGATCTTTCTTTGCCAGAGAAACAAGGCTGTTGATGTCCTTTGTAGGACTTTTGGACTGCAACGCTGCGGCTATTGCTGCTGATGGCTCTCTGCCCTCTAAGAATTTATATGCAAGAGACTGATTCTCAACTCGTTTTATTAACGCAGCTTTTGATTTGCTTACTGAATTAGCGAGCTTTTGCGCTTGGGCCGCATCTAGCATTTGCTTTGTCAAATCTGGAAATAGTTCTAAAGCAGTGTTTTTTGAGACAAAGCGGTTGGCTGACGAAGGATTAAACTGACCCCCTGCCAGCACATTCGCCGCGAACTTAGCGACTAAAAACTCTGAAATCAGAGAATCGACTTTTTCAGTCCCGCCGTATTGCGCGGCAGCATTTCTCAAACTTTCTGCGCCAACCTTTCCGCTCGTACCAGACCCAATAAGACGTTCTAACGTGAGTTCCGGGGCTACGGTGTAACCTCCTTTCGCAGTTTTATCCAGTAACTGACCCAGAGGTCCATGATAAAAAACTTCGTTCAAACGTCTTGAGAATGCCCTCGCAGCAGACAACTCAGGCGAGGCTCCAGAGGTAGGTACAACGGTTTCAAGAATTGAATCTCTTAACTCACCTAACAATCTTGCCCGATTAAGATTTCCTTCACCACGGGCTTCTCTTTGGTCATTACTCAAACGAGAAAGCAACGCCTGAATTTCTTTTGAACTTTCCTGAGATCTTAGGATGCTTGGTTGTGCTTTTTTTAAAACTTTCGGTTTCCCCTTCTTGCCAGGAGGACCAAGAACGGCATCTTTCCCGGCAATTTCGCGTATTGCAAGTGGGATGTCTGCCTTACCTCCTTCACCAGAAAGTCTAGGAGTCGTTTCAACTATCTCTTTTGCTTTACGAATTATTGTGTCAGTTTTGAATTGACCACTACCAACCTTTCCCCAAACATCTTTTTCACCTTGTCTGGCAGCACCATAAACCTTGTCAAATTCTTCCCTAGCAATTCTTCCAATAACGTCAATAGAAGTATTAGGGGTAAGCCGATCTATTTTTGACTGCGCTGTCGCAACGGCTAATTCCATTCGTTTTTGAACCGCGTTAGCTGCGCTTGCGATTCTTGTTCTTACATAATTTGTCGGGCCGACTTCACCGGGATCTAGTCGATCAAGTTCGCTTTTTAAAAGTTGGGAGGTTTCAAGCCGAGCGTCACTAGCAGCAGTTCTGGTATTTGGGGATCTCGCACTCACAGCCGCTTGTGCTTCCAGCAAACTTGGATCATCTAAAAGTTCTGCGGTTGTGTACTTTCCAACAGAGGGAGCATCTAGTTCACCTGACCGCAATTTCGCCAAAGACTGATCCGACATATTTGCCAACAGTGTTTCTCTGGCTTGCCGAGTCTTTCCTTCCTCACCCATACCCAGCGCCGTTCTAGCGCGTTTGGCTCCACTAATTACACCTTTCGCTGCGGTATATGTTGGGCTTATAAGATATGGTGACATAGCACCTAAAGAAGCGCCTGCTATAACACCCAACGCCTCGCCTGTTTCCCCTCCTATCTTTTCTCCCACATATCCACCACTTCCAGCAGGGACGGATATACCAACATCAGTTAGCAAAGCCGTTAGCGGTTTTGAACGAATAAAGGATAAGACAGGCTCAAGATACCCGTAGGTGTATTTACTTCCTTTTGCCGCCGCGCCCAACACGCCGTATCCAGCTAGACCATAAGCGGTTTCTTGTCCGATTCTCGCTCCTAGAGAATTCTCTTTCGGAGTAACATTTATGCCGATTCCTTCAAATAAGTCTTTAACCGCCCTCGCACCCATCACATGATCGTCTGGATCGTAATTGGGTAAATTCGGATTGACATTGCCGCCAAATCCCATTTGGTAAAGCTCTAGCCCCGCTGAGATTGGGGTCTGCAACATATCCGCTACTTGCTCGTTGAATCCAGCTAAATAGGACTTTTCAAAACTGCCATAAAGATCCTGATACCACGATTTAGATTTTTCTTTATCAGTCTGAGGAGCCTCTTCTGTTGGGATAGCATCTGAGAGAGCGGATCGTGGAATAATTGTTGCGTTTGTTGTCTGAGCCTCACTAGGCGCAATTTCTTTTTCGTCTTGTGGCGCAAATAGTTGTGAGGCGGGGATAATTTGAGTCATTTAGTCAGTCCCCACCGGCCACTGAAGAACAACACGATATCCGTCCTCCATAATCGGTTCTCCTTTTTCATCTACCTTCCCACTTGGGACTTGTGTATTTGTGTTGAAAACAAGTGCGTGGAATTGTTGCCCTGTTTTTGGGTCAGTACGGGTTCGTTCTTCCAATCTTCCTCGTGGAAATTGGAAATCGTCTACAGGTAGGTTAGAAGCTTTTAAGCCAGCATACTGACTCCTAAGTCTCGATTGTATTGACCGATCTATCTCAAGCAATGCTTGAGCAATCCCAGATTTACTCATTCTTCCCTGCGGAGCAATGCGGTCAATTTGATTCTGCACATCCGGTGTAGATAAACGACCGCCTGGTTCTGCCATTCGAGCAAGCGAATACGCTAGATCTGTAATGTTTGCCTTAAACGCTCCAGATAATTCGGCAGCATCGTTCCAGTCATACAATTCTGCGGCGTTCAAAGTTCCAGCAGCGAGTATTGGCTCACCTTCTGCGTCTTTGAAAGTTTCTACAACCAGAGAATATCCTTGCTGTGCCTGAGAAGCGATACCTTCAAAGAAACCTAACCCACTTGCCAAGGCTCCAGTAGTGACACGGGGGTCGTTTAACTGGGTAAACATTCTGTTTATAAGGTCTGACGTATAATAGAATTCGCCTACAGTTTCGCTCCATTTCCGTCGCTGTGTCGAAGCGTTCTCCCAGAGTTGATTTGTGTAAGCGTCCTCGTATGTCTGTAACTCTTCAGCCGCTAACTCATATTCCGGTGTTCCTTCTGTCAGGTTGCTCAATTTGTTCCGACGGTTTAATAAAAACGCTTCATCCTGAAATGCAGTCGGCACTTTATCGCCAGTTGCAGCGCCAGAGCGAGACTTCGCATAAGAAAGGTAAGTGTCCAGTTCTCTTTGAGCCGCTAAAGCTTGAGTGCTTTCCGGCCCATACGAAGTCACTGCATCCGTTACTTTCTTTTCTATAGCTAGTTGTTCTCTAGTCTTTCGCAGCGGGTCAGATATTGTGTTTGAACCGGCTTTTTGAATATCGGGATTTACACGCTCATTTGTATCTGCCCAATATTTAAAACCATCACCACCCTGATACATTTGACGCTGCCCGGTTTCTTTACCTATCCCCATCATCTCCATAAACGGACTAGCGTACTTTTTGTAATCATCCGGATCAGGAAGGACACTGCTTAGTGCTGCATACGCTTCTGCGGTGTTCTTGGGTTTAGCCTTTTGCAGAACATCCGATACGGCAGACTGCATCGCGTTGTCATACTGCGATTGGTAGTCATTGGCATATTTAGCCGCCTGATTTTCATACCATTGGATTACCCTTGCACCTTTATTACCGTATCGGCTGTAAGCCTTTATAGCGTTCTGATAAATCTGAAAAGACTGATCTGACCATTGTTTTAAGTTAGGGTCTAATCCCGCACTGGCAATATCGCTCAACAGTTGGGGCTGGTCATCTACTTCAGCAAAGTTTTGCGGAATGTCTGCTTCAACAGAGGTATCTATGTAAGTCTGGTTTTGCGGCAGACCCCAAATATTTTTCTTCTGCTCTTCAGACAGAAAACCGAGATTAGCCACCCATTAACCCCCTTCGTCTGCGGAACATTTGGAGAGGGGGATTTCTTCTGATACCTCCTCCTGTCGTGACAGCAGAGGGTGGACGCATCAGCGTTCCAAAGAGAGAAGCCGCCGAAGAAATACCTTGTCGAATCATTGCATTTTTATCTGACATCTTTTGCAGTTCGACTTCATGCTTCATTTCATCTTCTGTTTTTGGTAGACGCTGCGGAGTTGTTGGTGAATCCAAACCGAGGTCTGACGGATCTTTTATATCAACCGGGGCTCCCTCAGTTGATGGTTTGCCGGACGACTTAGGAACGGGATAATCTTCCTTGTACCCCGGATCAATAGCCGGATCACCGCCCATCCGAGCTAGGTTCATTTGGTTCATGTTTAGAGAACTGCCACCACCACCGCCAACCTTCTTTAGGTAAGCTGGTTGGATGTTATTAGCGGAAGAGCCTAAAACTTGATAACCCACAGGCGGCATCGTCATAAGACTGTAGCCTTGCCGACTGGCAGGAGCGAGAGAAATAACGGGCCGGTTGCCAAGAAGGTGTTGCTGTCCTCCCGTCTTTTGAGCTTTGGCTTTATTTTTTTCAGCCAGACCTAGCATCGAAGTACCGGCTCCGATAATCATACTGAGCGTTGCTGGGTCCATCAGATAAGCCCTCCTATCAAGCTCTGCATAAGTGACGGAGCGCGAGTCGTACCGCCATACTCTCCGCTAATGTTCGCCATGTAATCCTGAAGGTTGTAACGTGGGGCCATGCTGTCATATTCGTATTTGTCCATTCCGGCATCCAATCTCTGCTGTGCAAGCTGCCTCTGTTGTTCTCCGACATCTCCGAGACTTGCATACGCCTGAATAGGTGCGCCCATGATGGAGGGATAAAGTTGTCCACCTGACGCCTGTAGCTGCTGTGCATCCTGATAAGCAGCGTATCTATTCTTCGCTACTTCATCTGCAAGTTTCTGCGCGGCAGATGTGGTCACGTTTGCCGTCACAATGTCGCCTCTGCTCCCGCCGCCAGGAATGTATTGGGTGATGTTTTCCTGTACTTGAGGAAGCATATCGGAGGTCAGTTTGCCCATGACGGAACGAGTCATCGCATCCATAACCGGGTTGAACTTTGAATCATCGACATCGCCGGACATCATTCGCCGGAGGGAATCTTCGGCTGCGGTCTGTTGCGCCGCTGCCCTGCCCCCTGTGACGTAATCTTGAATTCCGGTCTGTGCGGCAGTTCCCGCTCCAGTAAAGCCAGCTACGGTATCGCCACTGTAGTATTCAGGCATTCCTTCATCAAATAGTTCACCCGCTGTTTCAAAGCCGCTTACAAGGTACGGCTTCTGTTCTTCCCACGGTTCAGTTCTTGTTACGTTTCCACCACCTCTGCACATATCAGTTCCTCAACTTGTACCAGTGACCGGCTGGTTTAAAGCCAAGTCTTTTTTGCAAAAATTTTCCTAATCGTTCTGCATAGGTTTGTTCAAATCCTTCACTTGCGCCAATCATAATTTCTTTCGCATTTTGTTCTTTTGCCCACTTGATGTATTCCTGAAGCATCCTAAAAGCTAAACGAGTTTTACGATATTCTTTGTTCGTAAACACACCGTAATCACACGCAATTTTTTCTCTGGAAAAGATGTACGGAGTAATGTTGGCAAGAAACCCGGATACTACTTTGCCGTCTGCTTCCCCAACCCAAGCGAAGCCATTTTTCATGCAGTCAGCAACAGTGCCGATAAACACTTGGTCATCAAAGCTGATGTCCTTGTAAGCTCCTTCCTGTTGCATCTGTTTTGCAAGAGAAAGCACAGCGTCTATGTCCTCGACTTGCATGGGCCTTATCACTGCCACTGCCCTATTGAGTTGTAGACAAACAAGCCAGCAAGACCAAAGCCGGTGGGATCTAAATTAGTCCCGTCAGCGTAGATCACATCTCCTTCCCGTGGCTTTTCCGGATATTCATACAGCACCTCAAAACGGTTTTTGGAAAGGTTGTCGATCACGTAGGAGATCTTCTTAAACTCCTGATACATATACTGAGCAAGCATTTCAGGATCGACTTTGCCTCTGGGCGGGGGGTTTGGGGTATATCGGATTATCTGGCGTTGGGTTTTATCTTCGTTGATCGCCATTAGTAACTTTGACCGCCCCTGTTGCCTTTGTTAATGATGTCTAGCTGCATACCATGTAGTTTCCAGTCCACATCACCGTCCGATTCGATTTTTACCCCGATATACCTTCCTGTAGTCCGGCAAGGTACTTTGGACTGGCTATCAGGATTGAAACTAATTGCACTGCCCCAAGAAATCGTGTCATCTGCGTCCATCGTAGAAGAAACATAAAAGTTCACACTGCCGGTGCAGCTTAATTTCGGATAAATGGCGCGAAGTTGTTTTATCGCGTGAGCATCGTTTATGCCTTCGGAATTCATCGTATAACCTTCTCTTGAAATGTAGGAGGTCATATTCGCTCCATCTTTCGTATTGCCACGGTTATCACGATAGATTTTCTGATTCCCTGGATCGACAAAGACTACGTTTAATAGGTTGGAGTCGTAGTCAGATGCGATAGCTTTCACACCGTAAGCTGCATGAGAAATATTGGGAAGGTCACGCAGGGTGAAGGTGTTGGTAGACCAGTTCCAGATGATTGCTTTATCGCAATAGGTGGAGGAAGTGGTCGGGAAACAAGCCATCATTTCCTTACGGGTGTAATCAGGGACAACAACGGATCTGTTGAAGTTCGTTCCGGAGAGGTTGTCCGTCAGATATCGGCGCAGTCTGTTTGGCAGAAGTGGGTTTACCGTTCTTCCGTCCGTCCTGTAGAGGTCGGAGTTCCCCATAAAGAACACACCACCCTCGTACTCTGCGGCACAGTTTTTAGAAAGACCGCCGATTGTGGAAGAGATGATGTCGAAGGCGAAAATGAACGGTGTACCGACATAGGACATGAGGTAACAACTATCATCCTTCAGGATGAAGAAGTTATCGCCTACCGGAATCCCATCTATTACCCGTCCGGGGGTTTGCGAAAGTTCGTACTCACCGCTGCTTTTCGTGCCATCTGCCTCATTCCAAGAAGTCGGGGTAGCTTGTGTCGCCGCCTCATGGCTCCACTTTACCAATCGGGAATAATTGACCGAGGACTTGGTAACATCTAGCGCAATCAAAAAGGTTTTGAATGTACGCATGACCTCGCACTCTGTAGATGCGGGCCAGTTAGAAAGATCCTGAAGCTTTGTAGAAGCAGATGCAGCACCGGATGTAAGAGGCCATTCCTGTGGATCATCTACCCCGTTATCCAGAATTAGCACACCACCCACAACACAGGCCGTCCAATTCTTAACTGCGGTAGCAGAGTAATCTCCGCTTGTTCTGGTGATGTCTGTCCAAGAACTTCCGTTGTGGACGTAGACCTTTGTAAGACCGGCAGCAATCCAAAAGTAGTTTGCCCCGCTCTCTAACGGAAAAACAAAGTAAGGAACAATCGGACAGGAGGAAATGATTTCCTGGTAGCCGTCTACCTTCTTTATTGCGTTGTCTAGCGTTCTTACGTTATTTCCATCCGACCAAGCATTTTGGGGAAGCTGGTAAGAGGGAATGTCCTTGACTATTCCGAGTTCGCCAAGGTTCTCAATGTTTATCAGCGGCATCTAGTTCTCAAGAAAAGAAATCGCGGCAACGACCCTTGAGCCGTATTTCGGGAAAGTCGCGTAATGGGGAGTCGATTCAAAACAAATACCTTTAAATTTTTCGGGCGAAATTAGATGTTCAACGCCTTCATCGACCAAAACCGTCGCGCTTTCTTTATCTTCTGGATCGTTTAAATAAATTAAAAGGTTTGTATGGTCGAAGTTGTGGTCAACGTGGGTGCCTGATTTTCCTGATGCGGTTGCAAAAGTCAGATTCACAGCGGCCCTCAACATTTCTTTGACTTTTATTTTGTTCTTGGTTGCAAAAGCATTGAGCATTGAAAGCGCGAATGGGCCAAACGAGGAATTAAAATCAAACTGATTACTTTCTGGCGGTCGAAGTTCAGGCCGCGCCAATCCGATGTGACAAAGCCCTTCATTGCCATCAGCGGGAGCCGCGTTCTGCTGCAAATAAAAAGGAAAGTTAGGTTGCAAGATAACTTCGTTAATGTGTCGTTTTTGATCTTCCGATAAAAAATCCCGATCCTGAATGAAGAGGTTATTCTTCATCGTCTACCTGATCCCAACGCTGTTGCTCTTCGTTCCATTCGTAGTGTCCCCATCCAACTCGACCATCTGGCGGCATTGGAACAGGAGGTTCCCACTCCCATGTTTCCTCGTTCAAAACCCAACTAGGGTATGGGCCAGTCTGAGAATGAAATACATTTTCAGCACTGCGATAAACGTCACCTTTCGATCCTTTCCTTTCCGTATCTTCGACAATGTTTTCTGCCGCTCCAAAATTCCCCGAGTCGATAACTTCACTTGAAGCGACAATGTAGTTGTCAACAATGCCGGTTGTTTTTGAATCGTCATTCCATAAGATGATTGCGAAATAACTCACGCCGCATACCTCACAATAACAATTCCGTCGGCCGATGCGACTGCCCAACCGCCCGTACACGCAGACGCGCCTCTGCCAGTGTTGCCCGTATAACTTCCACAATTATCCGAGCCACCGCCTCCCCCGCCGCCCTGAGAATAGGTGACGCTAGACCCTGAGGCGTATGACGAAAGGCCGGAGCCTCCTGTATCCGTACTGCCGGTGCCTGAGGCCCCGCCCCCACCGCCTCCGGTGCAACTATTTCCCGAGCCGCCGTGAAATCCCTGATTCGATGTTCCTGATCCATAACTGCTTGAATTGTGCTGTGCGCCACCGCCAGACCCGCCGTCTTTGCCCGTCCCCGACCCGTATTTTGCGCCGCCACCGCCGCCCGTGGACGTGATCGTGTGGAACGTCGAATCGCCGCCATTCGAGCCGCCTGTACCCCCGGCCCCAACTCCACCGCCAACCGTCACGGTATAGGTGCCTTTACTCAAATCCATTGTGCTTTCGAGAGATGAGTTCGCACCCGAATAGGAATCGGTCGCAATAGATGAGCGATAACCGCCGCCTCCACCGCCCCCCCATCTAGCGCCGCAATCGCCGTACGAGCCGTGGCCCCCACCGTTCCCGCCCGCCGCGACAACGAGATATTGAATCGTTGCTTCGCCGCTTTTGATTTCAAAAGTGCCTGACGATGTAAAAATATGTGCCTTGTACGCAACGGAGTCGCCGGGATCGGTATATTCCACGATTGAGTTACCGCCGGTAGCAGAAAACCCTCCTGATGCGCCTAACAAGGCTGACTTAAATGCGCCGATGGGCATTAGGACATATCCATTCCGGGGGCGAATCCGTACCAAACCGGCGATGCCCCACCGTTGAACGTGTAGAACGTCAAAATGTCTACGCCAGTTGTCGCCGTAGTAGTAAGCGTTGGGGCAGACGCTCCCGGCCACTTTACCGAAGTGAACGCGCCCGTTCTTGATCCCGTTCCGTCCTGCGTCAATATGAGAGTGAGCGATGTTCCCGCCTGTAATCCAGAACCTGACGGCATTGTGAACGTGCAATTCCCGGTCATCGTAAAGGACTGCACATTGCCGTTAGTTTCGTCTAACGTGACAGCGGTGCTTGTGTTTCCTCCCGCATATACAGTTTCTGCGTAGTCTTTGATTGTGGGTCGTAGCAATACGTTGTCTGCGACGGATAACTCCGTCCCGCTCCGAGGCTCAATAGTATTTACTTTTAATGTACTCATTGTTTTGGATACTTCTCTTTAATTGCTGTTCTCTTAGCCTGTAGGTCAATTGAGCCAGCCATCCTCTCTTCGATAACGGCCTCCCAGAGTGCTACCACTAAGTCATCAGTTGTTGGATATTCATTTTTTCTGTTTCTAGCGTATTCTTGTGCATCGTATTCGGCTTGCCATTCAGCGTGTGCAGTTTCAATTTCGGCTTCGGTGGGTTGCGGTAATTCGCTGTTCCACTTTGCAATCTGGACGCCATCGCCAATACCCTCAAGTTCAAAGTCAACTAAAGGAGTGAATCCAAGTTTTTGTAACCCAAATACAGTAATCATCTTATACCCCTGCTAACTTAAATCCGCCGCCGCTTTGAGCACCAGTTGTAGTGCTAACATTGTCAACA